AGAAAAGCAAAATCTATTTTACCAATGGGTGGTACAAAAAGAGAACAACACGTTGTAGATACAAAGCAAATATGAATAACGAAAGAATAGAAATAACAATATTACGAAACTTCTTTTTCAATGAAGATTTTACTAGAAAGGCTTTGCCTTTTGTAAAGTCAGATTATTTTTCAAATAGAATTGAAAAACTATTATACGAAGAAGTATATACCTTTGTAGAGAAATATAAAAATTTACCTACAAAAGAAGCTATCTTAATAGAAATTAATAGACGTAAAGATATTAATGATGATGAACTAAAACTTATTAAAGATTTATTAAATACATTATCAAGCGAAGAAGTAGATTTACAATGGTTGTTAGATACAACTGAAAGATTTTGTAAAGACAGAGCAGTACATAATGCTGTGTTATCTGGTATTAAAATATTAGATGGTAAAGATAAACAACAACAGCCAGAGGCCATACCAAGTATATTAAGTGAGGCATTGGCTGTAAGTTTTGACAATCATATAGGACACGATTATATTGGTGACGCTGAAGATAGATTTGAATGGTATCATACAAAAGAAAAGAAATATAAGTTTGACTTATCTTTCTTTAATAGAATTACAAAAGGCGGTGTACCAAGTAAAACATTAAACATTGCTCTTGCTGGTACTGGTGTTGGTAAATCTTTGTTTATGTGTCATTGTGCTAGTCACTTTTTAAATGAAGGACTAAATGTGTTGTATATTACTTTAGAAATGGCTGAAGAAAGAATTGCTGAAAGAATAGACGCCAATTTATTAGATGTAACTATTGATGATTTACACTCAATGCCTAAACAATTATATGATGACAAGATGAATAAGTTAAGAAGTAAAACTGCTGGTAAATTAATTATCAAAGAATATCCAACTGCTTCAGCACATAGTGGTCATTTTAAATCATTGATAAACGAACTAGCATTAAAGAAAAGTTTTAAACCAGATGTGGTCTTTATTGACTATTTAAATATATGTGCTTCAAGTAGATTTAAAGGTGGTAACATATCATCTTATTTCTATATTAAAGCAATCGCTGAAGAATTAAGAGGTTTAGCAGTAGAACACAATGTACCTATTTTTAGTGCCACACAAACAACAAGAACTGGTTATGTATCAACTGATATTGGTTTAGAAGACACAGCAGAGTCTTTTGGTTTACCTGCTACTGCTGACTTTATGTTTGCTTTACAATCAAATGAAGAACTAGAGTCATTAGGACAAATGAAAGTAAAACAATTAAAAAATAGATACAACGACCCTAGTATGAACAGAGCATTTATTGTAGGTGTTGATAGAGCAAAAATGAGATTATATGATGTGGAAAATGTAGCACAGAATATAGTAAATAAGAACCAAACAAAAGAAGAAGAAAATTATCCTACACCAGAGTCGGCGTATGAAAAGTTTTCAGACTTTAAATTATAGGAGATGATATGGCAAAATTCGTAACATTTAAAAATGCTAATCCACCTTATGAAGGCACACCAATATTAATTAATACAGATCACATTATATCTGTTTATGAAGATTTAACTGCCGGTAAAAAGGTGGTTCTATGGACAAAAGATAATTTTTGGCACGTAGAAGATACGATAGAAGAAGTTTTTGATAAACTAGGACTAGAGTATAAAAGAGATAAAAAGGAGATACAATGATACCCGGTAATTTATTTACAATACCAATGTGGTCTATACCTACATTAAACTTCTCTAAAAAAAAGAAACAATTAGATAAGTTAGTAAAAAGTTTTCCAGAGACAAAACAAGAATTACAACCTTTCTCTACAAACAGACAAAGTGATAGACCTGGTTTTATTCAGGCTTTTTCTCATATTATGGAACAAGAGTTAGTGATGTTATCAAATAAACTTAAAAAGAATATTCGTATAGAAGATATTTGGTCGGTAACATACAAAAAAGGTGATTATCATACACCACATAATCACGGTGCTATGGGTTTGACAGGCATTTTATATTTAACTATGCCTAAAGGAGCTCCTGTAACACAATATTTACAACCTTGGAATGATTGGCAAACGGATAGAACAATATATTATCCATTACCAGTTGTTGAGGGTATGATAGTAGTTGTTCCTAAATTTGTTAGACACTTTACAGAGCCAAATACATTAACAAAAGTAAAAAGAATAATTAGTTGGGATATGAATTTAATAAATGCCTAAAAAACAAAAAGTTAAATTTCACAGAGGCGATAAAAGGCCAAATAATCTACAACCTAACTTATCATACACTAAAAAGATGGTAAAAAAGAAGAAGAACATCTATTGGCAAGTGATAGAAAAACCTAATAACAACGTTGTAGCTGAGTATTTTTTTGAAGAAGACGCTCACAAATTAGTCAAATTTCAAAACAAAAACAAGGTATGGCAATCAAATGGTGGAATACCAAAATTTTTATGGACAAGAATTTAGTTATATAAATATAATAAACAATTGATTTATATGGACAACGTGATTATAGTTATGGGAAAAATGAGAGAAAAATGTTTAGTTTTAAGGGATTTTTTACAAAGGAGAAGAATACACATTTAGAACACCTGGAAGACGATATAATTAATCGTGGTACAAAGGGTGGTCGTAATGCTGTAAACTTCTTAAAATCAGTACGAAATATGCTTGCCGGTTCTTCAGGCAAGAAAGTCAATATGTCCGTCAAATGGGACGGAGCACCAGCTATAATCTGTGGAATCAATCCAGAAAACGGCAAATTCTTTGTTGGCACAAAGGCCGTCTTTAATGTTACACCTAAAATAAATTATACAAGTGGTGATGTTAGAAAAAATCATAGTGGTCAATTAGCCAATAAACTTTCAATTGCTTTAAGAGAACTAGCAAAATTAAACATATCAGGTATTCTACAAGGTGATTTTTTATTCTCAAAATCAGACTTAAAATCAGTAAGTATTGATGGCGAAAATATGATAACTTTTACACCTAATACCATAACATATGCCGTACCTACAAATTCAAACATAGGTAAAAGAATAAGAAGAGCAAGAATGGGTATTGTATTTCATACTTCATATTCAGGCAAGACAATGAAAAGTTTAAAAGCAGGTTTCGGAACGGTATCAGGTCGTTCAGGAATATCTTCCGTGTTTTTAGCTGACGCTGCTTACAGAGATGTAAGCGGCTCTGCTAAATTAACAAAATCAGAATTATCAAGTTTTGACGCCAGAATTAGAATGGCCGAAGGCTCTTTACTAAAAGCAGGACCTATGTTAGATACAATGAATGTATCAGATAGTTTTTCAGTAGGCTTTAGATTAAAAACTTTCTTCAATCATTATATAAGAAACACACAAGGTCATATGGCTAAGGTAAAAACTTTAGTAGATATGTTTAGAGATTATTACGAGAGTTTTTTAAAGTCTGAAATAGACACTAGAAAAACAGAAAGTGGTAAGAAAAAATATAAAGATTTACTAGAAACAAATTTAAGATTTATAGATAAAAATAAACAATCACTTTACTTTGCTATCGCCTCACACGTCTCTTTACAAAATGCTAAAAACTTTTTAGTAAGTAAGTTAAGTGAAATACAAAGCATTGGTCATTTTTTAAGAACACCAAATGGTTATAAGGTAACGGCACCTGAAGGATTTGTGGCAGTTGATAGAGCTGCTGGTGCTGTAAAATTAGTAGATAGATTAGAATTTAGTAGAGCAAACTTTACGGCTGAGAAAGATTGGGTAAAAGGATAATGAAAAAAACTTTAGACGAAATTAGACAATATATCAACGAGGGTGTTTATGATCCTGGTATATTTAAAGCTTTCTTTTTAGCAGGTGGTCCTGGTTCAGGCAAGACTTTTGTAACTCAAACTGCTTTTGCTGGTACAGGTTTAAAAGTTGTAAACTCTGATAGTGTATTTGAAAGAGGTTTAAAAAAAGCAAATTTATCTTTAAAAATGCCAGATGAAGAAGAATACTTTAGAAATATAATTAGACAAAGAGCTAAATCAACAACAAGTACAATATTAGATACTTATGTTGAGGGTAGATTAGGTTT